CATGAGAGCGGACATGGTCACAGCCTTGTCCGTATTGACCCCCTCGGTGATCCCCGTCATGGTGCGGGACTTCACCGAACTGCTCAGCGACTTCGCCTCGCTCTTGATGCTGCTCAGCTTGTTCTTCGCCTTGTCGAGCGCACTGGTCACCGACTTCAGAGCCGTCGCCATCTTGATGGAACCCTTGATGATCTGGCCCATCAGACGCAGCAGGTTCTTCTCGGTGGTCCCCGAGGTGGCTTCCTTGATCGGCTTGATCGCCTGCCGGGCCTCACCACGGACCGAGCCGCCCTTGGCGAACCCCATCTTGGCGTAGCTGCCCTCATTGATCATGTTGAGCATGCGCTCGCCGTACTTGCGGACCGAATCGGCCCGGATCACGAACTCGCCGTTGCTCAGCCACGGCGCGAACACATCGTCACTGGTGCCCGTGCCCGGACCGTGGACCCGGCCACCATTGGCGTAGCCGCGCTTGAAGGCCCGGCCGGTGAACTTGCCGCCGGTGGCACCGGTGATGTCGTGCTGCGAACGACCAGTCAGGAACTCCTTCTGGTACTGCTGGATCGTCTTGATCGTGGTCGTCTTGAACTGGTTGATGACGAGGGTGGCGGTCGCCGTCCTGCCGTCGATGGCGTTCAGCTTCGACTCGACCATGGAGGCACGCTCCATGGCACGGAAGTTGTCGACCGTCGCCTGGGCCTCGGCCTTGGTCCCGTCGACTTCATGAAGCTTCCGCTTCGTCTCCGCAACCGCAGCGTCCGCCTGCGCCTTCTCGACCTCCAGCTTGGTCTTGACGGACTCGGGAGTCGCCAGAACCGTGTCGATGAACAGCTCAAGCTCGGACTTCGGCACACCGAAAGCCGTACCGAGAGCCATGAGCTGCGAGCGTCCACGGCCCCAGACCGCATTGATCTCACTGAGAGGGGCGTGGGCCTTCTCCGCCTGCGTGGCAGCCTCGGCCGTGTTCCTCGCGACCTGAGCCAGCGACTCGTAGACCTCACGGCTCTTTGTGTGCGCGAGGTCGAACTGACCGTTCTGGATCTTGATCGCGCCGGAGAATTCCTTGGCCTTCTTCGCCGCGTTGTCGATGGATTCCTCCATCGCGGCCCGCGCATCGAGCTTCCCGAGCATCTCGTTGTTCAGCTCTTGCATGCTCTGCGTCAAGCTCTTGACGGCAGCCGCATGCTCACGCGTGTTCGCCGCCGCGCCGCTCTCGGCTTCCGAGATGGCCGCGAGGAGATTTCGCCGCTTGGTCTGCGCAGCGGCGAGATCCTGATCGGTGGCGTTGAACTTCTGGCGGTGGAACTCACCGCCCGACGGGCCGAGATCCTCGGCGACATCGCGGATCTTCTGCATTTCCGCGATCTCTTTATTGACGTCGGCCAGCTGCTTCTTCAGCTCACCCGCGCTCTGACCGGAATCGACGAAGGACGTGCTCATTCCTTCGATGCCGCCGGTCAGGTCGGCAAACCCCATGACGTTCTGGTTGATGTGCTGGAAGAGACTGCCGAACATCGTGTCGACGACAGCAAGACCGGTCTCGACGATGTTCAGAACACCCGAAAGCGACCGGAACACACCGACCAGAAACATGGTGGCCGTGCCGGACTGGGTGGCCATGTTGATGAACTCACCGATACCGACGAGCAGGTTGGCCAGCTCCCGGCCGAGGGTGAGCCACACGTCCCGCAGAGCCTCGGCACCACCGTTCGCCGTCATCGCGGCGAACATGTCTCCGAAGCCCTTGCCGACCATGGCCATGGCAGAGCGGAAGCCCTCCATCGCCGGACCCATCTGCTCCAGGGACGTGACAATCCCGTCCAGGGAGAAACCGGCGAAGTCCGTGAAGGCCCCGAAGAAGTCCTCGATCAAAGGACCCGTCGCCGTGAACGCCGCCCGCAGCGCCGGGAACATCTCGTCCACCGCTTCGCCCACGGAACGGATGCCCCGGACGAGGTCGCCCTCCATGGGCTTGGCCGCCTCACGGGCTGTGGAAGCGACGACCTCCTTCATCTCACGGAAGGCACCCTTGACGACATCGCTGTTCTTCAGCGCCAGCGCGCCGAGCGCGATGAACGCACCACCGAGCGCCGCGACCAGCAGACCGCCCAGAGCCTGAGCAATCGGACCGATGAGCAGCAGCGCCGCGACAAGGATCATCGTCCAGCGCTTGTTCATCTTGAGGTGGGACCCAAGCCACTTCATCGCCCCGACCAGCCCGAGCGTGGCAAGAAGGCCCCCACGCAGACCGCCGACCATGCCCTCACCCATGCGGGACATCGACCGGCGCATCATGCCCGCGCCGTGTCGGCTGTCCCGCATCCGCCGCTGAAGCAGCAGCAGACTCGAATCAAGCCGCCGGATCCGGGTGGCCTCACCGCCGACCAGCGTCAGCTGTGCCCGCAAGGCGGAAGCCTCACGCCGCATGTCCCGGAACGACGACCGGGTGATGTCACCGGAACGCCGGAGCGCGCGCATGTCGCGCGTCGTCACCCGTATGCCGTTCGACAGCGCATTGAACTCACGCCGCGACAGCGACCCCGCGTTCTGTGCATCCTGAAGCGCCCGCGCCATCGCACGCAGGTCCGTGTTCAGGGACCGCACCGTCCGCTGAGCCCGTCCCGAACCGCCCGAGACACCGGCCATGGCCCGCTGAAGCCTGTCGAAGCTCCGGGCCATCCGGTCCATGTCGTCCTGGCCCAGAGCCCTGAACCGCAAGGTCAGACCCTGGTTGTCCTGCCGGATACGCTGAACACGAGGAGAAACAGGACGACGACCGGGCCGCTCACTGAGCCCCGCCAGACGAGTGACATCACGCTGCTGCTGCGCCGTTGCCGCACGCGCGGCACGGTCACGCTCGGCCTCCGCACGCCGGTTGCGCTGCGCCTCCTCGCGCAGAGCCGCCGCGTGGGCCCGAGAGATCCGCTGCTGCTGCGCAACAATCATCCGCGCGCGGGACTGCTGCTGACGCACCTCGTCCCGCAACGCCGCCGCATTGCGCTGCGCCTCCTCACGCAACGCCGCCGCATGCGCCTGCGACATACGACGCCGCAGCGCGACGATCGCCCGCGCATCGGCTTCCTGACGACGCCGCTCCTCGCGCGCCCGACGCTCAGCCTCACGCTGCGCCTGCGCCGTCGAACGAGCCGCCTCACGACGCAGCCGCTCAGCCTCACGCTGACGGTCGGCCGCGTTCCGCGCACGCCGCTGCGCCATGGCGTCCTGACGACGCAGCTGGTTGTCCAGATGGTCGAAGTCGAGACGGGTGCGTTCCAGCTCGCGGCGCAGACTGCGGAACTGGTCCTCCGTCAGTTCACCGTCCGCAGCGGCACTCCGCAGGTCACGTCCCAGCAGCCCCATGGAGCGGCGCATGAAGTCCATCTCATGCCGGGCCGTCCTGCCCGTGCGCTGGAACTGACTCAGCTTCCGCTGGAGACCGGTCAGCGAGTTCGCGAACCGGTCGGAACTCTGCGTTGCGCCGTCGGAGTCCCGGCCGATCCGGCGGATGTCACCACCCATACCGCGCATCCGCTGGCGAATCTGATTGAAATCGCCACGCGTCATATCGCGGACCCGGACGGTAAGTGTGATGTCATCAGCCATCGCTCACCCCTCCGTCCGGGTTACCGAGACCTTCGATATTCAGCAGCTGGAGAAGCTCCACCGGCTCGGCGAGAATCTCACTGGGCAGCTTGTGGAACTGGCGGCACAAACCGAGGATGTACTCGGCACGTTCCAATTCCTTCGGCTTCTGAACTACAGCGCCTGTGACGGAATCGACTCCACCAGGACAGGTTCGCCAGAGCTGGACTTTTTTTCGGCCTTCTCCGGCAGCGCCGTCAGGGCCGTGGTCCACGCGTGGACGATGGCCATGTTCATGTTGAAGTCGTTGGAGCGGATGCCCTCATACGTGGTGGGAACCGGCTCGTCGGTCTCGTCGTCTTCGAGGTTCCACGAGACCAGGTGCGTGGAAAGCAGCTTGAGCATGCCCTCCGTCTCCCCGTCCCCCTCCGTGTTCGGAGCACTGAGGGAGACGAGGTCGAGGTACTCGCCCGTGGTGAGACCGCGCACCTTGACGATCAGGCCGTCGTACTCGGTCCCCTCGAAGTCGAGCTTGTAGACCCTCCGCTTGCGCTTGAAGGACACGATTCCTCCCCGGAAAAGAGAAAAGCCCACCGCGATCTGCGATGGACTGCCGAAGTTCGAGCTTATGAAGTTGTCATGCCCACGTAGGGACAGTGCCGTCCGAAAGGACACCGGGGCACGCGAAGGTGAGTTCACCGGAATCCGCCCGCGTGAGCGGGTAGTCGGTGAAAAGGCACTCGTTCGCGAGCGTCTGCCCCGAAACCGTCAGCGTCACGGTGCGCGCCACCGACGTGGACGTCACCGTCTTGAAGACGTCGTGGGACTGGTTCGCGGCGTCGTTGAAGACGCCGTTGAGCGTGACCGAGAAGTCGGCCAGCAGGAGCAGACGCTCGTACGCCGACTTGTCGATACCGGTGATGTCCTGAACGCCGCGCGGAGTGGCGAATTCGAGCGATGTGATGTCATTCTTGATGGCTCGCGCAGTACCACCGCTATCGTCCACGCTGCACGTGGTCCATCCGAGTCCGGACTCTTTTGCCACGACTCACCCTCCTTTGTCCGTTTTGGGGTATGCAAAAGCCCCCCACCACACGGCAGGGGGCTTGAGAAGGAGGGGCTCTACCCTCGCTCTTGCTGGCGGATCAGTTTGTCCTGGTTCTCCTGGAAGTCCTCGATCCAGTGCTCGGGCTTCGAGTGCTTCCGGGTCGGCGTCCCGGCGGGATTCCCGCGCCAGTCGCCGCCCTTGACCAGGTAGTGCTCGGGCCGTCCGAGCGGCACCTTGTGCTGCCCGGCGGCGAAGCAGGTCTGACCGGCCTCGAACGTGAACACCGTCAGGCCGGGCTGCTCGTCGCGGGACTCGGTGTACTTCCGCCCGGACTGGGAGCGGATGTACCAGGCCTGCTTCTGCCCGAGTTCCGTCGACTCGTCGATCGCGGACTTCCAGCCGCGCGTGTACTGCTCGCACTCGGCTTCCTCGCAGGTCGCCGGGCGCCAGTGCGTGCTGATCGGCGAGACGATCTGGAACGTCCGGTAGGCCGAGGCCGGGAGATTCGGTGTGATGCGGTTGATCGGGCGCATGGTTCCTCCCCGGAACGCGTGGATCAGAAGACGGTGGCGGTGTCGTTGCGGCAGACCATGACGGCGAAGACCAGGCTGCTGAAGCCGCCGGTGGTCGCGGTGACCACACGGAGGTAGCGCTCGACGGTCTGGTTGCTGGCGGTCGCGATCCGCTCGACGGTGGGACCGGAGGTGATCTGCGTGAAGCCGCCGCCGGTGACGTCGGCGAAGGCATCGCCCGCGCCGTTGTCGGAGGATTCCTGGAGCTTGACGGTCACGTCGGTGCCGGTGAAGGAGAAGACCTGGAGGTAGGCCTGGAGGCCGAAGGTCGTCGAGCCGGTGGTGAAGTCGACCGACGTGCCGTTCGCGGCGCCGGTGTCGGTACGCTTCCCGGCCGTCATCTGGCGGCCCCACTCCAGACCGAAGGCGTTGCACTGGGCCTGGACGGAGAACTTGAAGTCGCCGTCGTCGCCGCGTGTGCCGTCGTAGTTGATCTGCTTGCCGACCATGCACGCGGCGGGGTTGCCGAGCGTGGTACCGCGTGCGTAGTAGAGGTGCACGTCGGTGGTCGGCAAGGTCGACAGCCGCAGGTGCGAGCGGTCGGTGAAGGGGTTGAAGTACGAGGTGAACTCGATGTTCCCGTCGCGCTTTCCGCCGATGCGTTCGTAGGCGGACTTGTCGATGCCGGTGACGTCGAAGGGGGCGTTGCCGCCGGATATCGTGCCGAGGGAGTTGATGTCCCCGCTCAGGTCATATCCGTGTACGTAGAAGTTATCTCCGAGTCCGGACTGCTTGGCCATGCGTGCTGTCCTCCTCGGGACATGAGGAAGGGCCACCCGAACACCGGATGGCCCTCACGGAATGGTGGGTTACGCCGCCTGGTCCCAGACGTCGTCGATGATCATCGGAATGAGGATCTGGAAGACGCGGAACTCCTTGCCGTCCAGGTTCATGAGCCCGGAGCGGACCCTCAGCGGCTGCCCCCAGGCACCGAAGATGTCGACATTGCGCGCCTCACTGCCGAGGTCGAAGTCACCGATGAGAGCGGTGAACATCGCATCCACGGCGAGCGCGAGGTTAGTGTCGATGTCGTCGTACGGCTCCTGGTAGGTGGAGGAGTAGACCTGCATCTCCAGCTCCAGCCGCACCGACGTGCTCGACAGCCCGGAGGTGCGGATGGCCCGCATGTCCTCGATGTAGATCGCGGCGGTGATGCCGTTGGTCGCCGCCTGCTTGGACACATAGCCGAGCACGGCGTCGAAGTACCCGGTCGCCATGGCCAGGGAAGCGATGTTGCCGAGAATGTTGCGGGTGTCCAGCGCCACCGGGCTCCCTCCTCAGATCAAACGGCCACGAGCCTGGTGCTTTTCAAGGACTTCCTCGGCGACCTCACGCCGCCGGTAGCCGACGCCCAGTTCCGCCTTGGTGTCCCGCAACGACCAGTAACCGGGGAAGATGGAATTGGGGGCGTTCCGGGAGCCGGTGCCCTCCAGCCAGTGGCCGTAGATCACACCGTTGTCGTGGACCTTCCACCGGTTCCAGGCGATCGGGCGCTTGTCGATCTGCGTGGTGTAGTACGGCGTCTTATGACGCAGGCGCATGTCCAGCTTGAACAGCCAGGTCCCTTCGGCCTGCTCGGCAAGCTCCCGAGCAACGTCCTTCTCGTAGTCCCTCACATGACGGTGGATCATCCCGGAGGAGATCGGCCCGTGCGTGCGGGAGCGGAAACTGATGTGGTATCCGACCTGGCCCACGGCCAGCACCTCCCTCTGCTCAGATCGTGCGGACGCGGGCCTTGCGCCCGTGCGTGCGGTACATCTGGTCCCGGAAGTCGACCAGCGCCTCGACCGTCGCGGCCCGCTTCGCGGTACCACCGAAGATCGACGAGGCGGACATGGTGCGGAACCAGCCGGTCTGCTCCTGCATCAGCTGGTGAATCGCTTCGGCGTTGACGTACTGCCGCACCACCGGCGGCACCTGCCACACCTGCACGCTCGCCCCGCTGTTGTGCGTCGCGGCCGTCGACCCGAGCGCACCCCGCTGCACGGTGAGCGTGCGGGGGGCGTAAATGTCGACACCGGCCGCGTGCGCGGCCATCGTCGAGCCCTCGAAGGCCCGCTCCACCACAAGGGTGTTGCCGGTGATCTCCTCGATCAGCATCCGCTCGGACTCGATCAGAATGACCTCGTCCACCGAGAACTGCGTCCCGTCCGTGACCGTCAGCGCCTGCGCGTTCTTGTTCGCCGTCAGCCCCGCACCGCCCACGTTCTGGCCGGTGTCGAGCTGAGCCCGGTCGGTGACCAGCATCCGCTCCGAGTCGATCTTCAGGATCGACCCCACACCGACCTCGGCGGACACCGCCGCCGACACATCGACCCCCGTCTCGGACGCGTCCAGCGCCTCGGTCGTCACCCCGGCCGTGATGTGGTCGTCGTGGATCCCCCACACACCGGTGATGCTGACGTCCCGCTGATGCGTGTCCCCGCCGCCCAGGCTCGCGCTGGAGGAGGTGACGACCTCCAGCCGGTTGTACGGCGGCCCCGACCGGTTCGGCTCCAAGTTGTAGTCCGAGGAGGCGATCGTCACCCCACCGGAGGTGACGCTGCTCGCCGACACCAGCACCTGATCGTCGAGCCACAGCCGCCACGCGACCGCGCCCTGATTGTTCGGCCAGTCGAAATACTTCGTCGCGACCCTCGGATACATCACCATGTGCACCAGCGCCTCCGCGTTACGCGACGCCGACGCGATACACCGGTCGATGTTCCGGTTGTTCTTCGGAACCTCACCCTGGTCCAAGGACCGCTTCAGGATCTCCCGAGTGCTGTAGACGGGAACAGTGATAGCCATCTACACCCCTCCGCCTCAGATGATCCGGCCGTCTCGCGGCCACTCGTAATTGCCCAGCGGGCAGTGCAGAACCCCACGGCCACCCGCGTCCAGCGGCTCCCCGTCCAAGGGGCACGCCACCGGCGGAGTCAGCCGCTCGTCCCGCGCATAGAAAGCCGCCTCGTCACGGATACTGAGCAGCTGCTCCCAGGCCATGGCCTACTCCGCGTCGGCCGCGCGCAGCCGCTCCGCGATCTGCGCCTTGCTGCCGTAGGAGGCGACGCCACGGGCATCGGCCGCCTCACGCAGCTCGGCCAGGGACATCCCCGCGTACGGGTCCGGCTCCGCCGCCTCAGCGGTCTCGCCCTCGCCGTCGTCGTCCTTGGCCCGGAGCACCTGATCACCGAACGGGGGCGACACCGTCTCCGGGCCCGGCTCGCCGGTGAAAGTGGGGTGCCCCTGACCGGCCTCGGCTCCGGCCAGGGGCTGACTCGCGAGGGCGTCCGGGGAGGATTCCGCCTGCTCACGAGCGTTCGTAGCACCGCCATGGACGGTGATCTTCGGGGACATGTCATCCTCCACAGGGGGCCAGGGAACCTGCACCTGGCTACCGCACGAGGCGCAGAAGAGATCAGGAAGCTGCACCAGACCAGGCAGCGGACCGGACAGCCGAAGCGTCCACGGCCCGCGCCCGCAGGTGCAGGAGACAGTGGTGAAGGACGGGAGCCGCCGCGAAACGGTGACCCCGTCCTCCAGGTACTCGGTGCTGCCGCAGTGAGGGCACACATCGAGGCCGACAGCGAAACGCGTCGTACACCCGACGCACGTCAACATGCTCATGGCATCTCCGAGGTCAGGCCGCCGCCACGGACGCACCCGTGTCCAGCGGCCAATAGGAAAGGGTCCACTTCACCGAGCCGGAATTGGACGCGGCGCAGTCCAGCAGGACCGAGCCCGGCTTGAGCACGATCGGCTCAGCCAGCACCTTGCTCGACGGCAGGAAGTTCAGCGCGTCCTGCATCGCAGTCGCCGGAGTACCGGTGATCGAATACATCGTGCCGACGGCGTCGGCGGTGATGTCGAGCACCGCGCACAGATCCTGCGTCGCACCGGCGGCGGTCGGATCGAACGTCAACTTCGTGTTGTTGGCCTGGGTCTGGATGACCGTGGTCACTTCGCCGATGATCGACGTCACGATGACCCGGCCGGTCGAGACGGTGAAGAGAGCGGACGCCGCCGTCTGAGGCAACGCCGCCGTCGCCCTCTCCACCACCCGACCCCAAGAGCCAGCGCCCTTGAGGATCACCGACATGTCAGGAAGCCACCAACGTCGCGCCCGTGGTCAGCGGAACCCACGTGCAGTAGAAGGTCAGCTCACCGTCGATCGTGCCCGTACCGGTCTGCACCAGCTCGATCGCCCCGGTCGTCACGACCAGCCCGCACAGCGCCCGTCCGCCCTTGCGGAAGTCCGGGGTCGTGGTGGACTCGTCGACCACACCGATGGTCGTACCCGCCGCCGTGTCCGTGGTACCGAGGTCGGTAGCCGCGACCACGGTGACGGTGTCACCCGTGGTGGGGTTGGTCTGAAGAGCCAGCGTGTTCGCGCCCGCCATGGTCGTGGTGCACACCGCCCACAGAGCGGTCACCAGCACCTCACCACCGGCCACGGTGAACAGCGAGTCGGTCGTGGCGTCGGCCAGCGTGCCGGTCGCCTTGGAGACAGGGCCATTACCCAGCACCAGCTGCTTGAGCTGGGCGCCCTGAAGAATGGTAGACATCTGTCAGGACCCCCTATCAGGCGTTGAGGTTGGCCAGGTTCGTCGGCTTGCGCATGACCATCAGGTCGTGCGCCACGTTCAGGATCGCGACGTGCTTCGTCCCGTTGGTGCCCAGGTCGGGAACGTTCAGCGACACCCACTCGAAGCCGTCGGAGAGCTGCTCGGCACGCACCTCGACGACCACGAGGGTCTCCTGCGACGCGGCACCGATGTTGGTGATCTCCGACGCGGCGGACTGAGACCACTCGGTCCACGTCTCGTCGCCGTCGAGAGTCGTCTCCGACTGGTAGTACGCCTTGGTGATGATGTCGAGGTCCTGCGAAGTACCGCCAGAAGCCGCGTTGTGCTCCTGGAGGTCGAGGTCGAGGACGTCGGTCGAGGCGCCGGTGGCGACGACGATGAACGACACGCCGCCGCAGTCCTTGAGGTGGATCCGGTTGCCGGTGATGGCGCCCGCCACCGCGTCCGTCGGCACCGCGCCGACAGAAACGTTGAACAGACGCCCCAGCGCGCTTGCGCCAGTGGTCATGTCTTACTCCTTCGCTGCCGGGGGCGGCGGGGTGTGAATGCCACCGCCCCCACGGCCCTGGCTTGGGTGTGAATGCGCACCAGGGCTGTACTGACCGCCACGCAAAGCGGCATGAAAAAACGCCAGCCGGTGAAGGTCTGGCGTCGTCGGGGCCGTTCAGGCTCAGGCGCGGGCCGCGAGCTGGACGAACGGGGAGAGGGTGTTGGAGCCGGTCTGCGGAGTGATCGCCGACTGGAGCCACGGACGGCCGTCGACCCTCTCAATGAACCTCATGCTCGTCATGTCGGTCTGGAACCGGTAGTGCGGGCTGGTGTCGGCCTGGATCGCCTGACGGTCACCGATGAGGTAGTGCGACATGTCCGCCAGGACGATGTCGCCCGCGTCGCCGAGGGTCGGCATCTTCTCGGTGAACAGCACCGGACGGCCCAGGATCCGCATGGGCGGGCCGGAGACGCCGTCGGTCAGCCAGATCGCCGAGCCGCCCGTGCCGACGCTGAGCGACATCGTCGCCAGCTCCGGGAACGTGTCGAGGTTGGCGATCCAGACCGCGTTGGACAGCGAGGACGGGAGCATCCGGGAGTACATCTTGACGAGGTTCTCCCAGACGATGGTGTCCGCCGCCTGCCCCGACTCCTTGGTCACGGAGACCATGGCGGGGGAGTTCAGGAAGCCCAGCGGCTCACCGACACCGGAACCGCCGATGAAGGCGATGTCCTCGAACCACGCGATCGCCTCGGGGAAGATCTCGTTGATCAGCATCTGGAGGCTGATCAGGGAGTCCGCGAACAGCTCGTTCGGGACTTCCGAGTACGCGGTCAACTTCTTCGCTTCGAGCTTGACCCGGCCGAAGGTCGGGCTGGAGTCCGTGAGGGTTCCCGCCTCCTCGGTCCAGTACGCCGCCACACCGCCGTAGATGTTGGAGGCGTTGGACGTGGAGTCGATCATCGGGAACGGCAGGGTCAGCGTCTCCATCGGGATGACGCGGGCCCGCGACCGGACGACCGCCTTCTCCAGCGCGATGCGCAGCAGCTCCGCCCGCAGGTACTCCGGGATCAGGAAGCCGCCGTCGGCCGGGACGTTCGAGCCGAGGCTGTTCATGATCGAGCGGATCTTGTGCTGGGCGTTCTGCGCCTCGGCGGTCCGGCTGCCGTGCCAGATCGCCTTCATGAAGTCGCGGACGTCGGGGAACTCGTCGTCCAGGCGGGCGCCCGGAGCGCCGGGGTTGTAGCGGTCGCCCAGGCGGGTCTTGCCGTTGTCCTTCATGGCGAGGTTCAGGCGCTTGGCGTCGCCCTTGACGTCGAGGGAACCGGAGTCCCGGACGTACTTGGTGATGCCTTCCTGGATGCGGGCCTCGATCTGCGCGTCGAGGTCACCGTTGGTGGCCTTGTTGAACTGGGCCGCGTAGGACTTCGTGAACTCCATCGCGGTCTGCGGGTTCGCGTAGACCTCCTTGATGAAGGAGGCATCGTTGTGCATCTCCTCCAGTTCGGAGTCGTTGCGCGGGATGACAGGAGCCATTACCAGCCCTCCTTGAGCTGAGCGAACACGTCATCCGCGCGGGGCGACGTGGCATGAAAAAGACCGGCGAACAAGAACTGTTCGTCGGCCTGGTCGTGGGGTCCGGGGGCGGTGCCGTCCGGCGGGCTCTCCTCGGGGGGTTCCTCGTTCACCGGTGTCGGCGGGCTCTCCTCGGTGGGAGGAGCCGCAGCCAGGGAGTCGTCCGGCTGCGACTCCTCGCCGGTGGCGTTCTCCGCCTCCTCCTCCTCGTCGCCGTCTTCGTCCTCCTCGTCGCCTTCACCCTTCTTGGGCAGGAACGGGGGAGCGGCGGCGGCGAGCTCGTCGCGGATGAGGGAACGCAGCTTGTTCAGGAAGCCCTCGTCCTC